TCGTTGCCGTCAGCGTCTTTGATGTGAAGCCACAAATCAGGTGCTTCACGATGCTTCATGTTAACTACGTTAAAAGTCATTTGATTCCTCTCTTAATCAAATAATGAAAAAAATGCGCCCCGCAAAATGAGAGGCGCAGGACGCATGAAATTAAGGTGTTACAACGTCAATTACTGCGTTATCAAGCTCAAGCGATGTTTCTGCCTGTACGATTGCTTGAGGGTCAGTTGTGTAACTGGTCACAATGCAAGTACCGTATTGAGTCAGGCCAGTGCCAGCAGGGTGTTCTAGCTTATAGCTAAATACCTTGCCTTTATCTGCACCGTCAAAGCCAGACTTTAGCAACACCTGACCGTCATCATCAGATACACGAGCCATGCCGATTGTGATTGTGCCGAAATCGGTAAAGCCTTTGCGCTTGACGGTGTTGCCTGATTTAAGGACGTTAAACGTACTAACTTCAGTTGAACCACCGAATGAGCTGATTGAACCAACCAAGCCAACCTCAGTGAATGTAAGCGCAGCGAAACCCGTATCATCATAGGTTGCTGGCGTTGTTGCTGATACGCTTAAAGTCGTACCGATCGAGCTGTAGATTGATGATTCATCACCAAGTGCCATAAGTCACTCTCCTATAGGTTTAAGTATGACATGAAGAGTATACCACCTAAACAATACCTTGTTAACAACACTAAATTGTGTCATAGTATTTTTCGTGCCATTGATAAATTAAGAGGTGGATATGAGAAAGGTTAGACCTGCGGACAACATGATGGCCGGCACCAAGCACGTAATGAACGACGGCTGTGAGCTTGTTATTGAGAGGTACAACAGGGCAACCGATGTTGACGTCCTGTTCACGGCGACAGGCTACAAGACAAAGGCTCAAGCAAGCCACATAAGGATCGGCTCGGTTACTGACAAGCTAAACCCTAGAGTTAAGGGCGTTGGTTTTATTGGAGATGGTGAATTCCAGCCATCGCACAAAGGCAAAAACACACTAGCGTACAGCAGATGGAACTTGATGCTCGAAAGGTGTTATTCAGAAGCATATCAAGAAAACAAACCAACCTACAAAGGGTGTACAGTTTGCCCTGAGTGGCATAACTTCCAGAATTTTGCAAGATGGTTCTATGAAAACTATCCAAAAGACGGCAATGAGTATCACCTAGATAAAGATATGATTGTTAAGGGTAACAAGGTTTATGGGCCAGACGCTTGTTGCTTTCTTACGCTTAGTGAGAACAATGCTGTGGCGCAAAGAAAAGTCTATACATTCATAAACCCAGAGGGAGAAAAAGTTGAAGTGGAAAATCTAAAAAAATACTGCCTAGAAAACGGCATAAACAGAAGCGGAATGTCAATGCTTGCTTGTGGAGGGCTAAAGTCATACAAGGGGTGGACACTGCCACAATAAAACAAAAGCCCCACTTCGGGGCTTTTCTCATTTAGTAATCTGAAAATCAATAATCACGTTGATTTTTTGGTGTGCTTCGGTTGGGTATGACGATGATTGGTTGGATTGTAGAATCAACACGCGCCTATCCAGCACTGGCACTGAATGACCACGCTTATAGATAGCCAGCACTTTGTTAGCATGACCCATCATGGCGTACTTATTCACACCAAGGCTTTCACTAATCTCAACGTTAAACTGACCAGTCATCACACGAGCGCCACTATTAAGAAACATTCCATCAGCATCGGCATTATTTAGCGCAACACGCATAGACACGCCATCTGTTGGGATGTTTTTGTTGTGCACTGGAATATTAACTTTCGCTTTCAAGTCATCCTCAAAAGCCTTTACTGCGTCTAGGAATGTCATTATTTCACCTTTAATTCTGTGTTTAGGAACTTGATTAACCGCCTTACTGCTGGGCGATAAACACCGTCAGGTGCTTGTGACGAATGCCCGTATTCGATAGCGGTTGCGTATGGTAGCGGGTTGGTCATAAATAGAGTTTCACCAATCTTAAATTTGGCTATATCCGCTTGCAATTCCATCAAAACACCGCCTTCGCTAGTGATATCTTTCTCAAATGATGTGATTTTGTTGATTGATATCCGGTGGTTACTGCGGTATGAGCCAGCACGGTAATAGTTTGGCGCTGGCTGTTGCCATAGCTCCGGCGCACCAACAGGCGACCCAAGAATGATTGTATTAGCAGCATCAAACATCCCAGCCCGCAACTGCCTCTCAGTAAGATTCTTGTTTTCAATGATGATGTTTTTTAGGTCTTTGCTCCAACTCATGCTTAATTCCAACACTGTGAAGTTCGTCACAGTATAACCGATTTAATGAGGTTATAGTAATTGCGTTCAAAACAACAACCCAAAAGGGATGAAAATGCCATATGAATACGGAATGAACAATTACAAAGGATATCCGCTTTATGATTTTTTGCCAGAAGGCTACAGAATGGATAAATCTTGTGGGTCTCCACTTAACGGGTATGAGTTCGCAATAAATGGCAGTCTGCTTAAAGGTGGAAAGCAAATCCTTGTAAGGACTCAGTCGCAACAGAAACGGTTGCTAAGTGATGTGCCAAAAGTTCAGATTGCCAAAAAAGACGATCACGCAAAGAGCGAGCCCGTTGTTATTGATGCGGTTTATACCAGAACTGTTAATGAGCTTGCACGACAAAAGTTTAAGGAAAAACTGCTGAATGATATTTTATGCGACCTAATGATCTGCGAAATTGAGGGGTGGTGCAAAGTCGAATATATAACCGAGCTGAGCAAACTTATATCAGGGATTGGTGCGCAACACACTATTGATGCTTGACGAAGGCTGACTCAAAGCCAAGCCCCATTAGGGGCTTTTCTTTATCGCCTCAAATGCAACTTAGCAATAATCTGCGTTGACGTTGGCCTTACTTCCTCACCCATAACGACACGCCATAACTCACCATCCACTTCGGCATACATGCGATCGCCACCGTTGCGAAGTTGGTTGTAGAAAGTAATGTATTCGTCACTCATAACCTCAGGCGCAAATATCAGCTTAACGTCACCCGCTTGCGCAATGCCTTCCTTCATGTGCCATGAACTAAAGCTTGTGGTTATTCCGTAGCCAGCATAATCAATATCAGGCTCGACCGCTTGGATATCGCCGTTTTCGTCATAACCTCCGCCTGGTAAGCCTTTCTTAATCAGCTTGACCGCAAAGCCATCTTCTTTTAGCGTTGTCAGTGCGTCTTGGTAATCTTCAAAGTATGTTTGCATAACCTACCCCAAATGCGCCCAATAATTACCATCAGCCGGACAGGTAAACATCGCCAGCAGCTCATTAGCGCGAGTGATTACCTTTTTGCCTGACTGTGAGCCGGATTCACTGCCGAAGTATTCCGTCTCGATAATATCAATCTTCTTACGCTTAACTCGCTTATCATTATCCACCACTGTATAAATGTCACCACTCGCAGCATAAGCAGCCGCAACGATTTGAGCATCAATCGCTTGCTGTGGGATTTGGTCGGATGGATATTCGTTTGCACCAATTGCTACGCCAGTGCGGGGGAATGGCGTCATTTGAAAAGCCACCACAGGCTCGCCATAGTAACAAAGCGAGTTTAGGTACACGTTACCCTTAACGAGCGCCACTTCAAGCTCTGTGTCGTCTTTAGGTAGTGTAACGCCTAGGTTAACCGCCCTAGCTCGCGCATCGGCAACGCTTACCATGCTATCAGCATCAGCGGTCGGGTTTGATGGGTCTTGAATAATCACTTTAATTTCTCCAAATGAGACAATGGTCACAGTATAACACAAACCAAGCCACGCAATCACAGCGGGGCTTTTGTTATGGGCGCTCTTCGAGTATTAGGTCGTAAATACCAACACCGCCACCAGTAAAAACGAGATAGTAGGTCTCCGCTGGTAATCCGCGCTCTTTTGCGGATGTGCCACCTACAGATTGAACTTGAGATGTTGCTGTCGCTGCCTTGGCTACAATCTTCTCCTTTTGAGAATCTATATCGGTTGGCGTAAATGTTCCACCGGTTAACACTTGAATCTGACCAACGTACGCTGGCGCGCCTGACATTTGGTTGTTATTCGAATAGTAAGGTGACGCTGAAAAAGTACCACTCTCAACACCATCAGAGGAGCGATAAGCTCTCATTTCAATCTTTCCAGTTTCAGACATCAACCTTTGAAGCTGCAACACAAAATTAATTGGTGATACAACCTTAATTACAAACGTTGCTGATGATGTATCAATTGGCTCGTTAAGGCGAAACTCTCTACCCTCCCAAAAACCTGTCTGCCCAACGTCAACCCTAAGCCTTGCAGTATCCCATGACTCACCTGTGAGTATTTGCTGCGGTGTGCCGGGTATCACTCTGTTTAAAAACTTTTTAATCATTGCAAATTCCTCATATAAAAAAGGCTCCACAATGGGAGCCTAGTTAAAGTCAACTTACCATTAAGGCGTAGTTGTTAGTGTGATGATAAAGCCAGCCGTTGCCTTGTCGCTCGTTGCGTACTTCTCCCAGTTGGTAGTAGTAGCAAGTGAAGCAGCAGACGGGTTAACGTTTGTTTTGGTTTTCCATTTGTAACCAAGCACTTCTACGTTAGCTGTGCCCTCAGCGCGGAAGCCGATTGCCAAGTTTTCTTGGTCGTCAATCATGTACGAACGCATGCCTGGCGCTTGTGACTCAGTAATCATTACCGCGCCAGCTACAAGACCGAAAATCTTGGTTGCCGGACATTGGTCAGTAACCAAAACAGGCTTACCGAGCGTGCCCGGTGTGCCACCGTAGACTACTACGCCAGCTTCTTCATAAAGCTTGTTGTCGATTGCCTCGTCAACAATATCGAAGTAAGAGGTTGAGTCCATCACCCAGATTGCGATAGATGATGCTTTGTCGCCCATCGTGCGCAGGCCTTTAGTAAGGACTTTTTTGCCTTCGGTTGCAAGCTCGCCTGATACGTTCATGCCAGCGTTAGAGCCAATCGCACCTTGCAGCGCGTTTAGTGCGTAACCAATCCAACCTGACATTGTAGCGTCTGCCATATCTTGACCGATAATTTCAGAGAACTCTTCAGGCGAACGTGCACGGCGCTTGAATGCTTCTTCGGTTGTTTCGTATGGGCCGTATTTCCAAGGCACTTTCACTGATACCATTTCATCTGCGGCAATCTTAGTACCCGCAACGGTAGCAGTTGAGTTTACATCGCGGTCAGCGATAGAGCCGCCCACCTTGTAAAACGAACGCAGCTTCAAATCGCCTTCGATTAGCTCAGAGTTCAGGCCAATCGCAGCGCGTGAGTTTTCGTTAAACACGGCAAGGTTATCCATGTTGCGCTCTAGGTACGCAGTCTGGGCCGTGTCGTTGTAGATTACTAAATCAGAGTTTACTGTAGTAGCCATTTGCTAATTCCTTACTTTGGTAGTTTCAAATATGCTTCCTGACCATACTCTTGTTGATACGCGCGCTTTTCTGTCGCACTCATCTTAGAGCGGTGAGGTGTAACCGCATGTTGCCCTTGACCACCAGCAGCGTGTGCGCCACTTGATGCGGGTGCTTTGATTTTCGAAGCAAACTGGTCGTTAGCTGATAGAGCTTTAAAGTAATCATCAAAGTTATTGTACTGACTGCCGTTAAACTCGAAGGTATCAACCACCTGACCATTCTCAAACTTAGGCTTAATATGCTGTGACAGTGCGTATTCAATCAAGTCAGCGTCTTGGCTAAACTTTGATTTAGCTTGCTGTCTTAATGATTCTGCACGACTTGTAACAAGACTAGATTGCAGCTTCTCAAGCTCTTGGCGGTCTAATTGACGTAGCTCTTCAAACTTGCCTTCTGCTTCTAGTTTCTCTCGCTTAGCCTGTTCAGCAGCGCGTTCAATTTCCTCACGTTCGGTTTTTAAGCCTTGCAGCTCGGTCTTTGTTCGCTCTAAACCCTTTCGTAGCCCATCAGTTTGCGGCGCGTTCTCAATCACTGCGTCCAGCTTTGATACGTCGAAATCTTCGGGTACGTTTACTTCAAAACCATTGGCTTGAAGCTGTTCAAGAATGTAATGTTCCATTTGTTGCCTCTCATTTTCCCACATCATCAACGCGAATCTGTGTCATAGCTCACATTTTAAGGCATTTAACATTGACAGGCAACTGTAGGCTAAATTTAAAGAATAGTGGTCATTAGAGCCTTTAAGTGGTGTGACACATTAATAAGCCCTTTTGATGTAGTCTAAACAATCACAATATGCAGAACAGTATAGAGTTGTCGCTCGTGTGACACATAACGTTTAACTTACTAGGCTAAAAACTTGGAGTGACCCAATTCGTTATTTTTCGTGCCGATAATCACCACTTAGAAACCTGCTTTTTCCTCGGCTCAAAAGTCGTATTGCTTAGCATCATATAGTTAAATTGTTCGGGTTTGGTAACGCTGTGCAAAGCCCGCTAGAAAGCGGTTGATATGAGGGTGTGAAAGGCAATAAAAAAGGGCTTAGGCGGACTTACTGAGGTGGTAGTAACAAAGGCGTAATGATGAAAGCTTTTGTTCTCAATAAGTCTGACTAAACCCTATCTTTGTCTATCGGCTACCACACCAATCAACAACCCAATTATAGCAAAACTGTGACGCATATCAAATAAAGAAAAACCGCCACTATGGGCGGTTGTCTTTAATATCTTTTATGTACTTCTTCCACATTGCGCGACTAGACTCACGCATAAACTCTTGATGCTCTTTGAATGAAGGCGCATTTGTGAATGTCGCGCGCTTTTTGCATATGCCTTTCGTGCGTTGGTCAATCATTTTTGCTCCCGTAGTATTCAGGACATATCTCCGCCAGCGTTGCCATGAATTGGTTGATATCTTCAATATCACGACGCTTGGTTTCTCGATGCTTAATCATGTCGCGCTGTTCTGCATCTTTTTTGAATCCTTTTGCGGCACTTGATGAGCCAACTCCGCACAATTCGCTTACTTTCATAAAAACCACCCTTGCGCATAGGCTAGATAGCCAACAGAAATGATTGATGCTGCCACTGACGACACAAACAGGCTTTTAAGGATGGAATTATTCGCACGATACATCATCATCTTTCCGAACCACTCGCGATTAACCTTGCGAGACTCTTGTAGCGCTTTTTCCAATTTATTGCTTCTGACTAACAAGGCTTTGTAGTCGTCATTTATTTCAATAACTCGCCTCATTCTCTCATCATTAGTCTTCCCATCAATAGCGGTAAACCATTCGTGCATTTCGCGTGAAATGTTCATGCGTACTTTGTTGTTTTTCATTTGTAGCCTCCATTAATCCAACAGCACAAACTATACCCTAGCTGATGTGGCAATGTTGTGATAATGGTCACATAAAGAAAAAGGAGCCGAAGCTCCCAATTCCTATCTCTTCAAAATCCTAGCGGCTTTTTTGCTCTTGGCCACAAGTTGGTCAAGAGTAATTGGATTCCCCATGCGATCATAAGCAAGTTTCACAAACTCTTCTGATGACATGCCCTCCAATAACTTCGCTCTTTCTTCACCTAGTGACTCTATAGCAAGGTTTTTATTTTCCTTAGCCAAATCAAGCCATGATTTTTCACTATCCACACGCTTAGCCTTGCCCTGGACAACTGCTGGCCTTGTGCGCGGCTCTTCTAGCTCTTCGAATTCATCGGAAAGGATATAGCGCATAGTGGAACGGCAATTCCAATGGAAAGGATTTCTCGGAAAGTTAAATCCATCTTTCGCGTAGTAATATTTTTTGCCACCACCATCAAGACTGCCCAAACGCTGACAAATTGGACTTGTTCTACTATCGAGTGTAACGACTACAGCCTCACCAATTACCACATCCTGATTAGCCATACCAACCGAAGTCTTAGCGGTTGACGAAATGTGACTTGTCACGTCCTTAGCTAACGTAAATGACCCGCGCTTCATCTGGTTGCTAACCGATGAGTTTTGTCTGCCTGTAATCTGCTGGCTCATTTCGTAAGTGGTCAAACCGTCACGCCAGCCACCAGTAACAATGCGCTTAATTCTATCAGCAGAGTTTGCATTGTAATTTTTGATGCGTTCATCGACTGTATAGGCTTGGTTGTTTAAAACCATCTCAGTGTTAAATGCAGTCTTAATGATCGACTCTAGCGTTGGTCGTGCGATTTTCTGACCAATTAGATTCGATAGCGAAGCCTGATGAAACTTCGCCTCTTCCTTAGCAAGCGCAACAAGCTCGCTCTCTAGTTCTTCTGACCAGCCTCCAAGCTCTACACCAATTAGCTCATTAACAAGCGCTAGAAGCTCATCACGGCGCTTCTTTGTTGGGATTGTATCGGTTGATAGCAACTCTTCACGCAGCGCTTTCATAATCGCGTCAATATGCGTCTGTGCATTACGACCAAGTGACCGACTAAACCGGATAAGTGCTATTTCATGCGATAGCGTTGTTGCCAGTGCTGTTTCTGCCATTTGTGACGGGCCTCACAGATAAATTCGAATGATGGGGTTATTATACATGAAACACAAACGATGAGGACTTGGATGTGAAATACAACATGCGGATATCTCCGGTTGATGATTGCGTTTGGATTAATGGCGAGGCAACACTCATGATTGACGGCGACACGCCAGAAGAAGCGAGGCAGGCCGCACTGATACTTGATAATCACGACCGCCTTACCGAAGAGAATGCGAAGTTGCGAGAGGTACTGGAAAGACTTGTAAATCCAGACAACTGCAAAAAGGATATTATTCACATTATCAGCAACGCTGAGTCGCTACTAAACCAACTAAAGGACCAAAACAATGACAAATAAAGTAAAACCATTCTACATCCGCATCACCGACGACATTACGCCGCAAATGGTGCAAGATGCTTTTGATAAGTGTGTTGATGCTGGGGCGGTTGCTGATGAATGTATCGTGAACACAAACAGAAAACACAGCTACCAAGATGCGTATGATACCCATTTCAATTATTTCGGAGTTGACGACGATAATATTACAGTGCTTTACGACAACAATGATAATTACGGTATTGACGCCCAAGAAATCACCCTAGACCAGCTTGATGAGTGGTTAGGGCTGAAATCAAAAGTTGATTGGTGCGGTAATGGATTGCCGCCGGTTGGAGTCGAGTGTGAGTGGAAAGGAAAGCGTGGCGGATATTGGGTTCCGTGCGTTGTGGTAGCAAATAACGATAAAACTGTAGTTGTGCAAAACAATGGAGATTACAAACATTCTGAATTTGAGATTATCGACTTGAATTATCAGGAGCTACGCAAACCAGAAACGCCAGAACAAAAAGCCGAGCGTGAGCGAATTGAAAACGGCAAGGCTATTTATGATTTAATGAGTAGTATAGAAATGAATCATGACATTGCAGGCACACCAAACACATGGGCGGAGCTTCGCGATGAATGGCAGAGCGTTTACATTCAATTAGCTGAAAGCGTCGGCTACCGCAAACAATAACAAAAGGGCCTTAATTGGCCCTTTCTTTTTACATTCCGAAACCAAGCTCCGCTATATGCTCGTCGAATTCTTCTTTTGACATATCCCCACGGACAACACGCGCACGTTTTAATAACTCAAACCATGACACTTGAGGCAAGTTACCTTCCATCATAGCCGCGTAAGCCACCTGTAGCATCTGCGGATTGACCTCAACATCAAAATAATCACGATTCAACTTAAACACCAACTCATCAGGTTTCACATGCAGATTAGTACCTTCAAAGTAGCGCATGATAAAACGCAGCATATTATGCACCGTATCTTCTACGTTATTACCAAGGGTTGCCATGCTTGCAGTAGATGCGCCTGAGCGAATAGCCGCGCCTGTAGCTGTCTCGTTTGATTGTTGCGTGAATAGACTTGCACCAACCTTAACGGCTTGCTCGAATAGTTTTTCTACCTTGTTCTCTGTCTCTGGTGAGAATTGGGCTTGAATAACCTTTACATCGCCATTCTTAACGTAGTAAGGCATACGACCAGCGAGCGTGAAGCCAAGCGGGTTCATTTCCTCATTCATTGTCTTATCCATATCACCCATATCAACCATCCACTTAGCCTCATTGGCTAAAATCATGGCCTTGTTGGAATAGGCATTCATAACATAGATAGACAGCGAGATTTCAGCCAGTGATGTTAACGGCGTGGAGTCAATCGCCCATTCGTTAGATTGCGAGGATACAAGAAAAAACGGGATTGTATCAGACTGCTTGTTATTAATTAAAACAGGTGTCCACTCATCGGTGTATTCGTCGTCCGTCACTTCCTGGTATTCACAAAGTCCGTTAACTAAGCGGTGGTTAATCAACTTTTGCTTTGAAACATACGTGCCTCCGTCTCGCTCTTGGCAATCCTCAAGCAATGACAAGTAGGTCAGCTTTTCTTCACCGTCGATATATTCAACCTCCCAGTCAATGATATGTAATGCGTCATAGAATGCGGACGTAGGTAGCTTTTTACCTTTGTTCCAATCCGCCATTGTTGCCGATTCTGGATGTGAGCGAACCAGCCAACCACAGCGAGAGCCCCATTGCAGTGCGTTTAACGCCTGTTTGCACTCTTGGTCAATGCCGTTGCCTTTGCCGTCTAGGTTGTCACGCAAGCCCATTAACACCGGATTGTCCACCGTATCGAACTCTGGTTCGCGGCGCATCACGGCGCCAGTGATCGCATTCATAGTAGGGTTAACGATGTTAACGTAGTTAGCCAAACGCCAGGTTAAATCCTCCCAATCCTTCTCAATCTTGGCAGCAAGTGCGGTTACTTTTGGGTCAGTCTTTGCTTCAGGTGGAATAGCGCCAAGGTTTGGCAGATAGGTTTGTTTCTTGCGCTTGATGTTATCCATGACGCAATCCCAATTGCGCAGCCACTGAGGGGCGTTTTCGAGATAGTCTGGATGGTAGGTTACTGTAAGCATAAAAAAGCCTCTATGTTTGATATAGAGGCATTTTAGCAAGGTTTGGTAATGGTGGCTAATCTACTTGACGCAAACTAGTACTGCTGATACCGCGCCGTGCTGTCTCATTTCCTGCTGAATCTTACTATACAGTTCTGGTGTGAAATTTTTCACAGTACCGGCTAGTAGTTTTCCATCTTTATCTTTTGCGTATACTTTCATCACTCAATCTCCCCATTAGCACGAAGGGCGACGCGGCATAGTTCGAGGAATTCATCGCAATAATCACTACGTGTAATTGCCTCTTCGATAGTGCAGTTAATCCCTAGATATTTCGTTTTCAAAAAGTAGCTATCAGCATCTACACGCCAATCAATCTCTCTTTCGACTTTTCTGTAAATTCCGTTTTTGGTTGGGTCGTCGTTCATTGATAGTAAGTTACCAAGTTGCTCCTCTGTTTTTATTTGGTGCCACTCTTGGTTGAATTTCTTAGTATACAACTCCCCGCGCTCAAACTCATCGCGCAAGCCAAAGATAGACTCTGTCACCTTCTCGTATTCGGTGCGTGTGCGCTTAACTGTGGCAATATTGCTATGGATGTTATCAAAGATAAATTCGCCCTCATCATTAGACAACAGGTAGAGCGTAATACTCTCAGTAAGGTGATTGCCTATTGCCTCAACAACAAACTCCATGCTTTCTGGGTACTTGTTATTAGTCCATCTTTTAGCCCCTACAATCTCAGCCCACTCCTTGTAAGTGGGGTAAAACCCGCCAATTTTATCAACTTTAACTTTGTCACCAACTTTCATTTATTTTGCTCCACATCAATAAAACACCCTCAGTTTAGAGGGTGTGGTTTGTTTTGTCTGTGATGGTTGTCACACAACCAACTTCCCATATTTAACTTCTCGCGTGTAAATACAAGCCATATCAAACCGCTTGGGGTAATTTTTGAACCAGTCGTGAAGCGTGCGCTCTGGTACTTCTGAATACTTGATAACTTGAGCCAGGCTACGACAGCCTAGCTCCTTTGCTCGTTGGGATGGGGTCATTTATTCGCCCTCTTGAACAAGTCTAGAAGCTATCGTTAACGCGTCTTCGGTTGCTTTTTTGTAACCATGCTCAGCAATATATTGACCACCATCTCGATGAATAGTGCAAAGCAAGTCGTTAAGCATTTTTAATCTATCGCCAGCAATCTTTGCTATTGAATGTTTTCTTTCTCCAGCTATATCGTGAAAAGTATTCGCGTAGTCAACCTTGTCAATGTAATTGGCTAGAAGGTCTATTTCATTCTCCATGATAAACTCCAATTTTCTTTAAATACGCAAGAAACAAAATCACCACAACACATATAAGCGGCCCTCCTATTAGGGTAATAAATACAAACCATCCACAAACTGTCATTATTTTAAGTCCATAAATTCTTTTAGAGAAAGACCGTGGTTAGTGGTAACAAATTCAACTAGGCGACTTCTAGCCTCTAACTGACTCCAACCTTTACTTTTTATCACTGACTGCATAAAAACACCTTTAAGGTTTTTGTTAATGATTGCGTTTGCTTTTGATGGTTTCATTTTTCCGTTTCCTTCATCTCGTTGGTATGAGTAAATAATACTGCGACACTCGCAGAATATCAACACAAAAAAAAGCCAGCTTTTACACTGGCGTTCTGTTTTGTGACCAACCTCACACTTTAAATCAACCACACATTGGTTTCGGTTTTTGGTGGTTCTCTCTTAACTAGGTGAGGACAAGCGCCCATAATAAAAGCGTCTGCTTTGTTCGGTGACGCAACGTCACGCTTCGCCAAATCCTTTTTACTCTCAACCATATCAAGACCACGCTTCGATGTGTCTTTTCTTGGCGTGCAAAGCTCTGTTTTTAGTTTTTCAAGACAATCAATATCACTTGATATGCTGATCAATTCGCTAGGCTCAAATTTCATCCCTTTGTTAACTGCGTTGTATGTATTTCTCAGCCTATCCGCAACATCTTGCCAAGCTTGGGCCTTTAAGTTCTCAAACTTATCCTTATTGCGAATGTCAGGCGCGTATTTATCATCGGGACGCTCAACGGTTGCGCCAGCGTTAAACTTACTGTATCCACTTAAAAAGCCCTTCGAGTTCAAAGTGGAACCAACGTGAGCACCCACACCGATTGAGTCATAAACAAGCCAGCCATCGTGAACGAATGACCATGCGCGCATAGCTGACTTTTCCAGCTCATCCTCGCCAGCTTTCCACTCTTCAATGTGATCGCATATTGACCCATTAAACACAGCAACCGCGTTTTTATCGTCGCCACTGTCAGCAACGTCATAACCAACCGTTCTACCACCTGATAAATCAATACCCAATTTGATATGAGCATCAACGGCAGCCTCTAGCCAAGAGCGTTTAATGATTGCTTGGTCGTCGTCAGAATATGGAACTCCGAGATAAATGTGCTCGGCAAGTTCATAATCCTCATCAAACTCATTGGCTATATCCATTAACGCCTGCTTACCAAGAAAGCCATTCTCATCATAGTTAATCTTGCGAACAAGAAAGCCCTTTGGTGGGTTGGCTATCAGCCTCTGGTAGCTGTAATCACTCATCACGCCAGGGTTTAATGTAAACCACATTTCTGCGCCTTCGTTGCGCATTATTGTTGGCCTGATAATAGTAAACATGTTTTCGGTTAAATTGTGACTTTCCTCGTTCCACCATACTGTAGCACCCTCAAATGATTTTATTTCGTCGATATTTCTTGCTATACCGTAAAACCTAAATAAAGAGTCGTTATACTTGTGCTCTATTGCGTCAGCATATATCTTGAATTGGCTTTGAAGACCGAAATAGGAAATCTTATCCTTTAGCAAGGTGTAAACAGAGTCAGCTATCCGGTTCTGATACATCCGAGTGCATAAAAACCTTTCCTCTCTGTAGTTTGCCCTTGCTATTGCCACGCCAGCAGCATCATGCGACTTAGACGACATGCGCCCTCCATAAAGCACACGACCAATAACCGGATCGTTATCCGGTGTAACTTTTGTTTTCCAGAAAGACTTAAGGTTCTTATTTAGAGTTGGAGTCATCTGCATAGAAGTCATCTAGTGTTTTTCGCTCTGGCGACATTGAGCCGTCGCTAGATGTGTGGTCGTTCTTGGTCTCTGTTTTATCAGACCAACCGAAGCGATTAGCAAAGTAAAGTTTAACTAGGGGTGAATTTACCTCCTTGTTATACATAAGGTCCTTTCGCATCTGCCTTTCCCAATACGCCTCACCTTCGACCTCTGCACGCGTATATGCGTCTAAAAATTCGTCGTGTGCCTCTTTCCAATTGTGAAGCGTTTGCCTTGTCACCCCACCAATTGCAGCCCTGAACTCGGTAAAACTAGCGCCCTCTTTTGCCATGCTTACAATTAGGTCACAGTACTCCTCTTTGTACTTAGTGGGCGCCCCTCTGCCTCTTTGTTTATTGCTCATTGTAGAAGTCCTCAGCCATGCTTATTAATTCTTTATCGCTAGTATCGCACATATCAGGCCATAAAACATTTAGCTTTCTAGCGTTCTCGCTTCTGGATAGTAGCTGTAAGTTTTCCCAAACGTGAAGGCCACATACAAACTTTGAATTTATTGGAACCACGTGATCAACTTCAAGATTTAGTCTTTTTGATGCTAGGTAAACTAATGGAATATTTTTTCTGGTGGGCCAGTCTGGAGTCTGCTGCTTTATCTTTAATCGCCTCTCAGCACACTTCATTTGGTAGTAGTGTTGGTTTGATTTTCTTTTAGCTATGGACCGCAACCTTTCGCTTTCAACGTTCTTTCTGTACCACTCCCTGCTTTTCTCATTTTTCCCTGGTTGCTTGTAGGATGAGAGGTAGTTTTCCATATAAGACTTTCTATCTTCGCTTTGACGCCTTTTGGCGTCGCTCTTTCTTCCGTTTACTTTTGAGCATTCTCTACAAACGCCAGTGGAAGTAAGCCTATCGTCAATATGACCAAGCTTACATGGCTTACCAGTAAAGTATCTTAGAAGGCCAAACTCTTTAGCTTGCTTTCTATTTATGATGTGAAGATTTAGGTTTGATTTATCCATATTAACTCCGTGTAAGTTAACGTGATTTTTGAGGATTGCAGCGCACGGGTCACGACTCCCATGTTTTCGGCGGCCAAACCTAGCTGCAAGGTTATTATACCACTTAACAAGAAATAAAAAACCCCGCTAGTGCGGGGCCATAAATAGCAATGCCAGCTAGGAATACTGCTTATACAACTCTTCACCTTTCAGTGCGGCATAGTTAACACAATCAATCACGCTATCTTCGTGCAATCGGTCTTGTGAGAACTGGCGTACATCTTTCAGCACTTGAAGCAATAAGGCAACTTCAGCCGCCGTCAGGTTTTTACCGGTAATCGCATTAAACGCCGCAGCAACTGAGTCAAAACTACGCTCTTGATTTCCGTCAGTCTCGTATTCAGCACCGCGCTGTTGCATGATGCTTTTACCTTGCTCTAGTAGATCGATTGCCTTCACGACAACACTACCCCACCTTTATCAGCCATAGCACCTGTAATCATCTTTTTGCCGTGATAAACAGGCATACCGATGCGCTCGCACGCTTGGATTGCCTCACGAAGTTGGTTGATTGCAACTACCTGCTTGCGTGATAAGGGCTTTGCGATTGCGTCCAGTGCTTCTTTTTCTTCTGGTGTTTGTGTTGCGATTTTATCTGTGTTGCTCATTGGTTTATCTCCTTAAGGAAACGAATGTCGTTAATGTCGATTTTTACATACAATGGTGCAAAAGTCGCGTCTAGGTTTTTAATCTGACCTGGTGATAGTGCGCTACCATCGAAGACCACGTGCTTAGATGGCGTACCACTCGCATTTGCAACCATTCGAGCTGGAATTCCCCAACTATCAAGTGTTGATTTAAATTCAATGGCGCATAGTTTGGTAGGTAGCAAGGCTTTACTCAGCATATGGGTTTACTCCGTCATCAATATCAGACCAAAAATCATAACCTTGAGGGGTTTTGTACCAATAAAATGCCTCATCTAGATCTACCCAATCATCAAAATCGCACTCAACACCCTGCAACTTAAACAACTCCGCCTTAGCCCTGACCTCGCCAATCACAGCTGCTACAGCTGGAAATACTTTTAAATCTTCAATTTTTACTTTGGTCATAATTCAATCCCCACACTGAAAGTAATTGCATTTCCTAACAACAACACGGTAGGCTTAACACCGTTAAAATCATAGCTGACATAAGGCGCAACAAATGCCGTCATGCCATCAACCGTCCAGCTTTCCTCGTAGCCCGACACTAAGCCAGCCATTGCGCCGTACTCGAAATCACCATAGTTCAAATGTTTATCGCCCCCAACAAATATCGACGTGTCATTAAACGAGTTTTCATAGATGCCCGCCACGGCGTGCTCATGTCGGATTGCTATGCCCGGGTTCGTTTCATTGTAATCGTGCTGGTTGTCCAAATGTATTGAACCCATTATTAAAAATACATCTATCACTGCCTGCTCTCCCACTCTGCGATTTTCGCCTCTTCAATGCTATCCATGTATTCCCGATAGCACTCTTTGACGTATTCTTTCCAACTTCCACCGCGCCAGTTGTCAATCAATTCGTCGTAAAACTTCCGTTCGTATTGAAATAGAGTCATAAACCCTCGATATTTGCGCCCCTGCGTTATCTGGGGCGCGATTGAACCAAAAGACAAGCAAACCTACCGCTTACTCATAAAATGACGCATATAGGCGCTTACAACGCGTTTTATGTTTTCCTCTTTATCCACATAAAACGCCAGATATGCTGCATAGCTCAACTGACAGCCAATCCTGCGGCAATATAACCAATCCTTAACCGTTAATCTTCGAACATCCATGCTATATCCAACTCTTCAATAAACTGGTTGAATTCCATATCAAGCAATCCAGCCATGCGCAATGATTCCTCTCTAAGATTCCCGTTAGCTTTTGCTTCCTTGAGCGTTGTCACAATAAAGCCGTCCATAATTCCGCCCTCTTGATTTGATGGTTATATGATAGGCAGTAACACCACTAAATGCCGTGACCAACCTCACACTTCCTAGCTTCTCTTGATAATTTAATGTGCTTATCAATAGTTCTCGTGCAAACGCCATGCTCCTCCGCACACTTCTCAATTGATGGGTATTGCTTAACGATTAAATCCATATTGTGCATCTCGTAGTATGTCAACTCACTATTCCATCTTGGCTTTCTTGAGTTTGAGAATTTTATGCCGTTCTGCCTAGCTGCCCAGTCAATCTGTCTCCACGTGTACCCAAGTAGCTGTGCAATATTCTTTTTCGTGTGGCTCTTTGCCATAGCTCGAATTTCCTTAATGTGCTCAGGCTTGACTCCACGATGATTAAAATTCCCTATCTTGATGCTTACGGTTCTGTCGCTTACCCCGTAAAACTTAGCGGCCTTGTTTATTGCGCCAAGCTCTAATACTTTTTGTCTTACTTCTTCTTGCGTGTATTTACCCAGCGCTTTTGGTCTTCCCGTCATGGTTGTTCCTATTGGTTTTGTTGTTGCATTGCTTGGTGGTATTCGGAATCTTCTGGCATTGATAGCCTAAAGCCCGCATTAACTGACCATTGATGAATTTGATTCATGTAAAAAGTCATTTCAAGCCAAAACAAAACCCTTGTGTGACTTTATTTTCCCAGACAAGAGCCTGCTAAATGATGACTGAGTAAGCCCATTTGCATCTATAAAGTCTTTTCTACAATCACCTTCGTATATCACCCCATCCTTTTTTACTTTAAATGGTTTTGGATTCCTTCTGGATAGCATCTCTTTAGTGTTTTCTGTCCTTGATATAAAAACACACGTTTCTGGAGAGTAAACCTTAGACCCAGAAAGATCTTTGTCTATTTGCATGCCATCAATATAGTTATCATCAAACCACGACTTGAAATTAGGAAAGAAAAGCCAATCATCACACACGGAAACCCCAACCCCTCCGTACCGGTGATAGTAACTATTACCCTCGTCATAGCATCTACATATCATCGAATGCCAAACCTTGTATGACTTCGGCTTTCCTCCAGAGCAGTAACTACCGCCCAAAATTCCAACGCCACACACGCTTGGCAACATGTGATCCCTAACATGACCAGAGCTTAGGTGGCTAGATGATGTCATCCTAGTGTACCCAGTTTTCTCGAATCTTACTTTTATGTTGAACCTATCAACATAAGACTCGATTACCATATAATCGCCAAGCCTATTTTTAACTCTATCCCCAACTGAATATTTAGCTTTCATTTTACACTCCAAAATTAGATTATTTGCAATTGCATTATGTACTAGTTTGTTTGTTCATTCAAGCAATCTCTGTACTCGCAACTCTCTGGAATTTTGATACTGCAACCAATAGACTCGGCCCAATCAAGAATTTGAGTTGTGTAATTCATCGACTCACCTTTATCAAGTTCGCTTGTTTTTCTTAGTGTCCAGATCTCGCGCCTCTCCCCAGTCTTGATGTCTACGAATGGCTCTTGTTTCCATCCCAAGAACTTATTTTTGAGGTTCTTTTTTACAAAATCTGGAGTCCATTCGCTCCTTCCTTTGCTGACTAAATACTGGCT